TTAGTAATGTAAGTAATAAATTACAGGGAACAGGAAACACGACTGAAACAGGAACAAATAATACTTACATAATAGGTGAGAACAATACTGTAAAAGGATTATCAAGAAATAACATAGTAGTAGGAAACAATAATGAAATAGCAAACGGAGTAAACAATGCCAATGTCTTTGGAACTTTAGGAGAAGCGACAGCTGATAACTCAATAGTCTTAGGTGGTAATGCTTCAGCAGATAGTTTAGGCGAAAGACAGACAATGACTTTTATGTATGGTTGTCAAACAACTGATGGAAGTACAGTTGATGCTTTTTTAAATAATACAACAGATAGTTATTTTGTAGTTCCTGAGAATACTGTAATATATTTTCAATCAGAAACTTTAGCCGTTAGAGTTGGAGGATCTTCAGGCTCAGGTGCAGTAGGTGATTTTAAGTCTTGGGTTGAGAGGGGTGTAGTTAAAAATGCAGCAGGAACACTAAGCATAGATAGATCAAGAACATCACCTGCTGATTCAGGAACAACAACAGGTTGGAGTCCTATTAATTCAGTATCAGGCACAAACTTTTTACAAACAGTAAAAGGTGCAACAGATATGACGCTTGAATGGGCATCAACAATTAGAATAACACAAATAAAAACAGGAGTAACTTTATCATAATGAACGAAATATTAGAATTAATAGAAGGATACGGATTGCCATTAGTATTATTGTTAGGAGCATTATATGCTTTATACAGATTCCTAGTGTTTAGCCTGTACGAAGTAAAAAACCAATTCTCTAGGTATCACGAAAAGAATGCAGAAGATATGAATGAGATAAAAAGAAAGATTGACATCATTTTAGAATTTATAAAAAAATAAGATATGGCAGAAGAATTAGTAATGAATGTAAAAAGTAACATCAAATCTGTTACAAAAGATACTCAGGATTGGAATAAGGTTTTAAAAGAAACTAATGAATCAATTGAAATACAAGAGAAAGTCATTAATGAATTAGATAAAGAGCTTATTAAATTAAAAGCACAACAAGATGCTATTCCTAAAGGTGCATTTTATGCAGGTATGGATGATTTAAATAAAAAAATCAAAACAACTACTACCGAGTTAAAGTTAGAAAAAAATGCTTTAAAAGGTTTAAAACAAGAACAAAAACAAGCAAATAAAGAAGTAAGTAAATTTAATAAAGAACAAGAAGAAGCAAACAAACAATTAAAAGAAGGTGTTGGTAGTATTAGTTTTATGGGAGTTTCTTTAAATAGTATAAAAGATAGTTTTGGAAAAGTAGGTAAAACAGCAAAAACAGCATTTTCAACTATTAAGGCAGGAATAATGAGTACAGGTATTGGTGCTTTATTAATAGCTCTTGGCTCTTTAATAACATTCTTTACTAAAACAAAAAAAGGAGCAGAACTTCTAGAAGTTACTTTTGCAGGTCTTGGAGCAGCAGTTAATGTAATAGTAGATAGGGTTACAAAGTTTGGTGGCGCTATTGTGAAATTGTTTCAAGGTGATGCTAAAGGAGCATTAAAAGATGTTAAGGGAGCTTTTTCAGGCATTGGTGAAGAAATAGCTAATGATACAAGACAAGCCATTGCGCTTAAAAAATCATTTCAAGATTTAAGAGATAGCCAAAGAGAATTAAATGTAGAAACTGCACAACAAAGGGCAGAAATAGAAAGGCTAAAATTAATTGCTGAAGATACTACAAAGTCAGAAAAAGAAAGACTGACTGCTGCTAAAGAAGCGTTTCAAATAGAAAACGATTTGTTAGATAGAAGGGTTACTAATGCAGAGGAAGCAGTAAGAATACAAAAAGAACAAAATAAGATAAATAATAGTATGGATGCTGATTTAGATGCTTTAGCTCAAAGAGAAATTGAGTTGGCAAATATTAAAGCTGAATCTACTACTAAACAAATAGAGCTAAACAATAAAATCAACTCCATAGAAAAAGAAGGAGCAATGGCAAGACAGGCAGCAGAAAAAGTAAGACTTGATGGTTTAGCAGCAGAAAGGGCAGCACTTCAAGAAATAATGGACTTGGAAACTGAAAGGCTAAACCAACAACTAATAACAGCATCTAATCTGTTAGATGAGTTTTATAACTCACAACTAGATGCAATAGACAGAGAAAAGAACGCAGTTATTGATAAATGGTTTGCAGTAATAGAAGCTGAAGAAAAAGGTTCAGCTATGCGAATAGAGTTAGAAAATGCATATAGACAAGAACTTGATGATATTGACGAAAAGTATGCAAAAGATGATAAAAAAGAAGTAAAAGATGCCGCAAAAACTTTTAAAGAAATATCGGATAATGAAGTAAAATGGGCAGAAATGACTGCTGAAGAAAAAATGAATATTGCTTCAAGTACAGCAGCAACTTTGTCTACAATTTTAGGTGAAGAAACAGCAGCAGGAAAGGCAGCAGCTATTGTACAAGCTACTATTGACACTTATAAAGGTGCTCAGGCTGCATATGCTTCTTTGGCAGGTATTCCTGTAGTTGGTCCTGCTTTAGGTGGAGTTGCTGCGGCAGCTGCAATTGCATCAGGTATTAAGAACGTTCAAGCTATTACATCTGCAGGAGGAGGAGAAGGAGGCGGAGGTGGAAATATAACAGCACCACCAACAACTTCAGAAGCACCACCTGCACCACAAATGATGTCAGGAGAATTTAATTTAGCAGGTGGGGTAGAACCTGAGCCTATAAAAGCCTTCGTTGTTACGGATGAAATGACTAATAGTCAAGATCAATTAGCAAACATAAGACGAAGAGCTACAATTTAAAAATCAAATAAATATTAACTTAATCTATATTATAATATGCCGTGTAAAGAATGCAAAGATGGAAAAGTAAAATGGGGAGAGTCAGGGGAATGTAAATATGACTCTATAGCTGAATGTGAAGAAGCTAATAAAGATTATTATGAGAAAACTACATCTATTGTAGAACTTGTAATAAATGATGATAACCAAGAATTAGCAATAGATGCCATTAGTTTAGTGTCAGCACCTGCAATCGAGCAGGATTTTGTGTATTTTGGTAAAGAAAAAAATAATCTAACTTTTGCAAAAGTAGATCAAGAAAAAAGAATGTTGGTTTCTCCTGCATTGATTCCTAATAAGCAGATATTCAGATACGACCCTAATACGGATAGTGAATACTATGTCTACTTCAGTCCTGAAACTGTAAGAAAATCCGCTGAGTTATATTTAAAACATAACAATCATCACAAAGCTACACACGAGCATAATGAAAGAGTGTCAGGAGTTTTAACAACTGAAAGTTGGATAATTGAAGACCCTAAAATGGACAAATCAAGACTTTACGGTTATGATTTACCGAAAGGGACTTGGATGGTTTCTATGAAGATAAATAATGACGAACTTTGGAATAAAATAAAAGCAGGAGAACTTAAAGGTCTTTCAATCGAAGGCTACTTTACGGACAAGATGGAAAATATGTCAGAACGTGAGCCAACTAATGAAGAAATCCTAGAGGCTTTAAATGAAATAATAACAAAATCAAATGAATAGAAAGTTTTTCTATTATATAACAAACTCACTTACTAAATAAAAATTACTATGGATTTAAAAGAAAAGATATTGATTGCTCTTGGATTAAATAAAGAGGACACAATCAAATTAGCTTGGCAAGCGAAAAGCGAAGATGGCACAATCTTTGTTTCTACTGCCGAAGAATTAGAAGCAGGTGTAGATATTTCAGTTCTTACAGAAGACGGAACGACGATATTATTACCTGTTGGAACGTATAAAACGGACACAGGAGTATCCTTTAGAGTTGAAGAGGAAGGTATTGTTGGCGAAGTTATCGAGTCAGAAAGCGAAGAGGAGGTGG